GCCCAGTCTTGCCACTTGTCAAACAACTCTGGATCTGGCACTGGATAGGCACTAAAAGTAGCTAGCAATCCAATGTTTCTGGCAGATAGTTTCCAATCTGCTTCTGGATGATACGATATGGGCTCTTGACTAAAATAGATCAGCATATTGCCATTCCACTCTTCCCAGGTCATATAGTCTGGGATAAACGGGAAAAACGGTTGGGTCGACATTAAGGCCTTTCGTCCCCATATTCAGCGGTAATGAGAATGCGTCCCATTTCGTAATTGCCACCAAGGGTATTAGAGCTAAACTGCAAACTCATTTCCCTGTGTTCTACCCGCATATCAATTTTACCGGTATCTGGAGCAAAGGTAAAGGGGCCAGAATCTTCTGAACTGCTTTGAGCAAATTTATAGCCCACAATTGTTAAAGTCATATCACCAGCTTGCACAAAGTCTGGCTCTAAGCGACGTAAATGCATCCGACGGTTTGCGCCACTAGAAGTATCTTGTGATGGATCACCACCAACCCAACTAATATCACAAGTTGTAAAACTGGAACTGACAGCTGTTTCACCAAAAAATGAAATCTTATTGTACCCAAATTCATGTTGCCAAATGGGATACCCGCCAGAAATAATAAATGCTGTAGCACCAACCGCAGGCGTTGGGCTAAGAACTGGAGATACAGTTATTAATGTGGCGTCATACGTTAAACTGTATGATGCGTTTGTTATTAAATATACTGGTTTACCAGTAGTGTTGTTAAAACACGTATATGTTCCAATGGCAAACAAAGTGGTTTGATTGCCGCTTAAATAAAATTGGTTTGTTGCCGGTGCTGGTGCACCACTTGGGGTTGCAATAACATAGCTTGGCACACTGTAAGAAACTTCATAATTCCAATCAGCCCAAATTGGCGTTGGGAAAATCTCTGTGGTCCAACCGGCAGAACGTTGCGCGCCGACCGCTTGACCGGCATCGTACCAGATTTTATCTTTAACGTTGTAGATAATTGCATCAGTACATTCTGTTGCATCACCTCTAGGATAAAAGAACCAAATCTCGTTATAGCGCGGAACCTTGGTGGCCCATACTTTTTGGCGTTGTGTAAAGTTAATGTTATCAAATAGCCAGTTTACGTTTTTATCATTTGGCAGAACACTTACTTGACCGTTATAAACATAAAAACGATCAACGCCCATCCAGTAATACGCGCCGTCCATCTCAACAAAACAACTAGATGACATGGTGGAGATTTGGCTAGAAATAATATCGTAACGCCAGTACAATGGCGCTGTGCCAGTAAACGTTACGCGAATCAAACTGTCTGTTGCCCAAAACAAACCCGCTGGTGAATTAGTACCACCGCGCATTGGAATGCCTTTAACAACCTTACTAGAAGCCATATTGACTTGGTTGGCGGTTGCGCCATTCCAGTCAGTTAAAGTTTGTGATCCGTATGTAGTCTCAACGTGGTTGTTTGCAATATAGCCGTTTGAACCATACACAAAAATGTAAGGATACAGAACACAAACACCACCGTCTACAGAGATTGGTCGATTGGTTGGGTTTTGGCCTGTAGTATCTGCCAATCCAATAAAGTTCCAAACACCAGGAGAAGACGGCTCGATGTTACCATACATCACTTGAGTCGGTATGCCGTTATCAATATTAGATAAATTTAACCCTGGGTGTGCTAAAACTTTAAGTTCCCCACCAACGGGGGAATACTGTAAGTCAAACTGCCACAGATTACGGGAATCTGGTGTAAATGCGCTTGACAAGTTTGCTGAAAAAGGCCCCGTTCCAACACCGAATGTGGTGCCGGTGGTAAATACGTCAATGCCTGAAGATATGCCAGAAAAAACGTAATTTATACCGTTAAATGCATTAGCAACCATACCGCGTGAAATACCATTGAACGTGCCAAACAATTGTTTGTAGCCGCCCATTTTCTTTGGCGTGCCACGTTGGAATCGACACCACACACCATCGCTGTATTCACGTGCTTCAAAGCGTGTACCATCGCGTTTAATCCCTGGCTGTACCGCCAAAGTATAAACAAGATTATATTGATCGGGTAATTGTTGATCCGCCATTAAAACGATCCGCCAGAAATCAAACTTGCATTAAATCTTGCTGGTGTACTAACAATTGGGTTAGAAGGATTAGAGTTGTTAAGGCTTAACATTTCAACGCTATTTGCTGTAAGTCCCAAAATGCCAACACCTTGTAAATACATACCAGTTGTGGTGTCATTGGTAAAAGTAAAGGGTGGCGCGCCAGCGGAACCATTTTGACCATAAAAATTGTTAACAGCAACTTGGGTTAAAACATAAATAAAATTACCATCACAAAGAACGGTTGCTGCGGTTCCATTAGGAATAATTACCGGAGTTTGAGAACTTCCAGAAATCTGAAATGACAGATTGTATGCTGATGTACCGGTTGAATTGAGAATAACATATAATTGCGTTGTTCCCGGCAATAATACTTTTAAATCGGTTGTTCGAGTACCAGACAAAGCAACGTATGTTTGAATGGTTGGGGCAAAAGAAACCAAACTAAACGTAGCGCCACTGATAGAATCAACGTCATAGTTTGCTGAAGATAGCGTAACGTTAGATGGAGAAGACCCGCCAACAGTAAAAAAGTCACCGGTGTCTTGTTTAAATATAATGTACCCAGAGTTACCTGGGGGAGCAGTCAGAGAGCCTGTAGCATTAATCTGAGAACCGCTAGGAGGCGTAATGGCCAAATTGCCAGAACCATTGTTTCTGTAAGCAATAAACCAACCAGCATTTAATCCAGAAACTGCCGGTAATGTTAATGTGCCGTTACCTGCAGTCCAAACATATGTGGTTGCGCGGTTAGCTTCGGTTAGCGTTGGAGTTGCGCTGATTTCAACAATATTATCTGTAACTGCCAGTTTGCCAGCAATTGCTGCCAAACCCGGACCTGCCAATGATGCAGCATCGGCTGAAGAAGACCCTGCGCCAAAAGTAATATTTTGCCAAACACCTGCAGGAGTCGTATTGTCAGACAAATAGAAGTATTTAACTTCTCCAACACCTACGGTTGCAGATAGATTGCCGGTAAAATCTTTAACGTAAAATGGTTCTGCGCCCATGTTACGGATAAAGATATCAGTACCAACAGAACCTTGGGTTGCATCTGGCAATAGAATGCTAAAACCAATGCCTAACGCAACGCAATCCATAATACGAGCAGCCGGAACTTGGGTTGGGTTAACAACCAAAGGCCAATACAACTGAACGTCTGAGCTAAAATTTAACTCAAAGTAAGTGACATCAGTTTGCTGGACAACGTCGCCAGTAAATGGTGATACGTATGACATAAATTAAGGCTCCTGCACAGCAGTGTTTCTATCGATACGACGCAACTGATCTTCTGTTTTGAGCGCGTTTAAACAATCTTGATAGTATTGTTTCCAAACTGGTAGTTTGTCAAGTGCTTTCAAATAGCCTTGTGCTTGTAATAGCGTGCCGAACAACATGGCTTGGGGCGCAACTTGAGTAAACAAATTCGTTTGGTTAGTTGAGTCCAAAGGTTGTACCAGGCTGTAATAAATAATTTCTACTGGATACTCTTGGTCTGGAATAGGAGCAAAGTTCCAGTTGTTATAGTCGTACTCAGAATAGTAGAGTGGACGACTTGGAGTAGATTCACTTTGATATTGCGCCACATAATCTTGTGAGCGCAATAATATTGGCTTACCATTAATTTTCATGGAGATGGTTTTTCTCCAGCGAGTTGGTTTAACCAAAATATCCTGCGCAGCAGCCAAAGTAGTTTCCACTACTACTAATTGGAGAAGTGACTTTAACTCTGCAGCAATAGCAGACTCTGCCAAACCAATCAATGAAGGGATTTGCGCAATAAAACCAGCGTCATCACGCTCCATGTAGGTGATAACATCAGCTACAAGGTTATCATAGGTTTGAACGTATGCTGAGGTCATCGTGTGTAGTAGCTAATGTTAGGTTGGAAGTAAATAGGTGACTTATCGCGGTCTTCTTCAGACGCTTGCATAAATAACTTTTCTGCTTGTTGTTCTAAATATCCCACACGAGTCATATCAATATTAGGCAATTGCAAAGACAATTTGTGTGATAGGGAAGCTTGTACGGAAGCAATCCAACGATCTGGAACATAAATTTGATTTGTCAATGAACCGACGTCTTGCATCTGCACTTCTACAACTAACTGAAACATCTGAAAATCGTTATTGGGAACAGGCCATAAATACATAGACGGATCAATAGTACGATCAAACCAATACTGCAAAGAGCGTTGGCTTGGGAATTGTTTGTTTGGTAGATTCCAATAATCATCGCGGTTTAGACGCGCTAATGGGATGACTTGTTGACTGGTTGAAAATACAATCTCACGAATCTCAAATGAAGTCAGTACTGTTTCACGTAAACGGTAAAACAAATGTGGCTCAGTGATGGCAATATTAAAATATGCCCACTCGCGGTCGTTTAGCGTTGTGGCAGGTAATTGTTCTTTTAGTTTCCAAGTAATGCCATCGTCACTATACTCATACGCAAAATTGTAGGTTACTGAACCTGCGTTTGAATATGCATTAAAACCAACGTAATAAACGCTTTGTTTTTGTTGGTATTGAATGCCAAAATAGTTTTCACCGCTAGTAGAAGTAGCTGGTGTATCTAAGCTTTGGTCAAAAGCAGCGGGTGATTGGGGGTTGTCTAAAGGCAAATACTCAGCAGCTTGGGTATTAATAACATACACCCAGTTTGCTTCTCTAACATCAATCGTTGTTGCTGGAAGCACCAATTGTTGCTGTTGAGTTAACGCACCGTATAATTGGTTTTCTAACAACCACAAATTTACACCGCGGTTGGATAGATTTTGTAAATTGTAAAAAAGTGCTTGCTTAGCTGCGTCAATATATTCAGGCGTAATTTCTTCTGCTGTTTTACCAGCGTCACGAAATGCGTATGAAATTAATTGGTCAACATTGATTTTTGTTTGGCCAGTAGTGCCTGAATAAGCCATTTAGCGTCCTCTGCCAGCTGCTCGCTTGGTTACGGTTTTTGGTAGATTTGGTTTGGCTTTACCCGCTTTAACAAACTCTTTGCCAACCTTTTTAGGTATACCAAGGGTAGACTTACCAGCCGCCGCAGCGTACATGGCTTTCATTTGTTGTTTGGATTCCATTGGCATTATTTTTTACCTCGTTTAACTTTACCGCCCCGTTTGTATGCACGTTGTGACGGAGTCACAATCACATCCGGCCCCAATTTACGTTGCAATTCTGCTGCAGCGTCTTCCATTCTAGATGAGCGGCGTGGCGCCATTTCTGCAGGTGCGCTAGACTTATTGCTAAAGTAATTTGCAATTCGAGTCATCGTTGCTGCAGGTTGTTGCTCTGGAGTTGGATTGACCGGAACGCCTTCCCGTTGCATTCTGCGAGATTCGGCTTGGGTTTGTTCCAATGTGTTGCTAACAGCACCGCCGTCAGCATATTTCTTAACCTTGCCGCCACCACAGTAATGTGAGCCAGAAGCGCTCATTTTGGTGTTTTGTTTAAAGTCTTTCATTAGCAGACCTTACCACCGCGCTTACGAGCAATGTTTTGCATACCAGGTTGACCAACCGGTGCTGTTGGTGCAGCAGCTGGGGTAGAGATACCTGCAGCAGCAGGGCTTTGATTAATCAATTGACTTTGCATTGCAGGACCTAAAGTCATTGCGCGCTTCATTTTTTCCATGGCGCGTTGTTGATCTAAAGCCATTAAACGACGTTCTACATCGCTAACGGCGCCTTGACCAGTCATACCACCATCTGCCATCTTTTTAACCATGCCGCCTTTTTTGTACTTGTTTGGGCCGCCTTTAGCGCCTGATGGAGTAGCTGCTGTTTTGGCATCTTCAGATACTTTTTTAACTTTAGAAGAACCGGAAGGCATTTTGTTTGTTTTAGCAACATCGCTGCCGGCAAATGCAGGTCGCTCAGATCCCTTGGATGGAGCGGCTGCTTTGGCAGGCTTGATTTCTTTGGTTTTTTGGATATTGCTGATGTCGCCAGATTTTTTCTTGGCTTCGTAGACGTTGGTGACAGAGCCGCCGGCTTTGTATTTTTTGACTGTACCGCAATCTTTTTTAGCGCGGCCACCTTTTTTGAGTTTGGACAGATCGGTGTGTTCACCCTTATGTTCTTGACTATCATGCATCTTAAATGCTTTTTTGATAATCTGCTTATCTTGGTTGATGTCAGCAGCTACTTCTTCTTTGTGCTCTTTGCGGGTTTCGTACTTTACTTGACCGCCTTCTTTAAAGCACTGCATTTTAGGGTTTTGTTTAAAGCCGTCCATGGGGGTTCCTCGAGGTTGTGGGGGTTTGGGATGATCAATTCCCATATATCTACTAATGCATAAAATGAGGCGTTTACGCCCCTAAAAATAACGCTCTTTCGCGTTCTCTGCGTTTTTGGAGCACTTCTGGCTTGTTCCACATCAAAATGGCATCTGCTGCACCTTGGTAGTCGTTTTCGTTCAATTTACGAACTACGGTAGACTTAGCAAAGTTAGTTCCTCCAATATTAAAACAAAGGCTGTATAGGGCGTCAAATTGGTTCTGGGTAAGGGGCACCTTAACGGAACTCTCAACGGCGTGGCTGCACCACTCTAAATCTTTTCTAAGTAGGTCCTCTACCTGCGCATCGGTCAATACGGCGCTTAACAGCTCTTTTTCAGTATCTTTAATCAGATGGCCTACACCAATGGTCCAAAGCCCTTTGGTGTCTTTATACGCCTTGTTGCGAGAACCTTCTTCTTTGGTGATAAAGTCTAATGTTGATTTTGCGATTGCCATGATATTTTCTTCAATTTGGGTATATTTATCAGTAAAATGGATGACGGCTGCAATGCCTAGCACCCACAAAAGTACTACAATTAGGGTCTTCATTTTGGCTCCTTTTTTACGCCATTATAGCGTAATAGGTGGTCACTTATCTTTTTTGTTCCATAAGTCAAATAGCACTTTGACTTTTTCTTCTAATACCGCTACCCGGTTATCTGTCTTAGCAAGCACAATCACTAGCGATACAAACGCCAGTAAAAGGGGCCAGATTTTAGCTAAGATGTCTAGGGTGTCCATTATTTACTCAATGCGTCGTATTGTTGGTAGCAGGCGGAGAGGCTGGTGCGGAGCTGGTCGGCTCTGGCAGCTTCCCTAACAAGAAATTCTGCATCCTCGGCAGAAAGGGCTCGCCCAGTTCCGTCTTGTCCATTTGCGGCGTCTTGGGCGCGATTGGGACGGCTACGCAGCTGACTAACAGCGTCAAGCAGCTGATTGTTAATAGAAGCAATTTGAGCATCTTTTTCTTTCCTTATTTGGTCGGCGGCTGCTTGGTGTTCTTCTTGGGCTTTTTGGGTGGCAGCTTGTTGTTGCGCCTTATAGCGATCGAATCGAGCAGCTTCCAAAGAGTAGCCAAGATAGCCAGCGCCGCATACGAGTACAACAAGAAGTCCAGCTTTGACATAAAATAGTATTGGTAAGGGAAACATTATTTTGTTGTGGTAATAGTGTCAGTGCCTTTAGTCACTGTTACTTTATCGCCGTCAACAGTAACCGACATTGGAGGTTCTTTATCGGCAAGATGGTCCAATTTTTCAATTAGGTTTTGGATAACCATAAACTCTGGACGCTCTTCTTTTTCAGTAGTGCCCGATACAGCATTCATCATATTGATAATGGCCATAATGGCACCACCGGCCATACCAATTACTGCGGCAATTTTAGCAGCATCTAAAAAGATACTAGCTGCTACGCTGATCACAATAATGGCGGTAATGTAGGCAAGACCATGTTTACCGATTGATTTACCAGCGACTTCTTTAGCGGTTTCTAATTGTTCATTCATTATTTGTGTTTTCCGGTTCGGCTTTTGATTTCATGGCCACACTAGCACCGCCCGCAGCTGAGACAATACCGAGTGATTCGGCAAGCTCACGGATGCTGACAGTGTTGTGTAGTACTTCATAAAAGGCTAAGGCAATCACGGCAACCATACTGATGAGCCAAGTAACGCGGCCAATGTCGTAGGTTGCGTTGTCTTTGCCAGTAAGGAGTTGGCGTAGAATTTCGGTCATTGCTTTTCAGTAATGCGATCTAGCTTGTCTTCAATACGGTGAACAGCCTTGAGAACTTCTTCCCAACGATCTGAAAAATCATCCTTGTGCATGTAGTTCTCAGCAAGGTGGGTGCGTAAGTCATGTAGGTCGATTTTAAGAGACTGGACAGCCGTCCAAAGTTCTTTTAAGAACCAACCAATCGCCACAAAAACCAACGGCAGTATCATGTTAAAAAATGCTTGGAAGTCCATAATTATCCGATAAGGGCTTTGATTTCGTCTTGGGTTAAACCCAATGCGGCTAGTTTAGCTAGTGCAGAAGCCTTTGCTGCTTCTTGTGTTTGTTTTTGCTGTGCTTCAACATTTGGGATGTTTGCAATAGCAACATTTATTTCATCTTCTGTTGGTTTTGAAATATTTTTGTCTAGCCACTCCAAGTCAGCATAGGTATCACCACGCAAAGCCCATTGAGCGTTTGGTTTAATATTTACCAAGGCTTGAGAAATAATTTGCATTTTTTCCATTAGTTTGCCACCTCAATAATTGTTAAATAAATTTGTACACAGCCAAGTACAAACGGTGAACCATAAGCGGAAGCACCTAATGTATTAAATTGTCTTGTTGCAGTTGAAGAGTTTGAAAGAGAAATTTGGAAAGTTGATTGAGTTGCAATAGATTGTCCATAAGTGCTTGAGTATTGATAATTCCATAAATAATTTGCACTACTAACAACAACATCAGAACTACCGTTATATTCAGCAAGATACCAAAATACATAACCACCACCCGCTGGATAGCCAGCGGTTGGATTTATATAAGTATAAGCAGAATGGATAAAATATAGTTTTGAATTTGTGCTTACGGGTGTATAAGAAAACCTAGAACCCTGTAAACCAACTAAAGACGAAGATGTAGTGGTAGTCCCATTATCATAGTATTGTTGAACTTTTAATACTGTTCCTGATGGCAATCTTGCTGTTGGTAATGTTCCAGATGTTAATAATGAAGCCGAACCAGTAAAAGCAGTAGCCTGCGTTGTAGAGTCACTAAAAGTTATTGACGGGCTTGAGCCGTTAATTATTGCTGTCATTGTGTCACCTCATCTGCTGGTAATGGTGTATTTAATTTGCGTAAGCGGTGTGCTTCTTTCATTTTCATTCTTGTTTCCATAGAGTGTTTCTTTCCATGCATATGATTTAAAGCACCGACTTGTGCCTGACCTATTTTATTACGAGTTTCTTGTGATTGTTGCCAGCCAGTTCTGCCATTACTTTTGCCTTTTTTGGCTTCAGATACTTTGCGTTTGGTTTCTTCGGATGATTTACGACCTTTTTGGAAAGCACTAATCTTGGCTTTAGTAGCATCGTTTACTTTAGTGCCTAATTTTGCTTGGCTTAATTTAGCCCTGTGTTCAGCATCAAATTTACCTTGTGCTGGCTTGCCAGTCATCTGAATGACTACTTGCTTGGAATACTCCTCACGAGCCATAGCATAGGTTTTAGAGCCAATTTTTCCGTATTTACCTGTAGCACTCATCATAAAGTACGCACGAGCCATAGAGCCACCATAAGCCTTCCAAAGCATACGATGAGCAATGAAATGCTGTCTAGGTGTCAAAGCAATAAGATTGTCTTTTTTGTTTGAGCCACCATGACTGCGTGGCACGATATGATGCTTTTCAGAATAGCCATCTACAACCTGACCTTTTAAGGCAGATATAAAGTTGTTGTAGCGGACTAAATGATGTTGATTAGGCATTTGGCAATAATTTAGCTATTGTGTCTGCAATCCATTCAGGAGTTATTGTGCCGCCTTCTTCTGCTGGCTCTGGCACATTTCCTGATTTTAACCACGATGCAAATTCTTCGGCATCACGGTTGGCTGGGTCGAATGGAATACAAGCGTTATCTTCTAAGCGAATTACGCACTCATAACCTGACATTGATTTAGATAATTTATACATTTATAGCTCCGCAGAAGAAGTCCAAGTAAATAAACTGTTACTAGCAGAACCCAAACCAGCCTGATAGCATTGTGCGCTATCTGTATAGTTAGCATTGAGAGTTTGAGAAACTCCAGCAAAAGTTGGAACTGCTCTTTTTTCTTGTTTGTAGTTTATGTATGTGTAACAAATGTTGTCACCAGAGCGACTACCAGCACCAGCAGAACCTTTTTCATAATAACGCTGGCATAATGCCAACTCTTGACCATACTGACGATACTCAAAGCCAGTAGCATTACTTCCTACTTCTAATTGCACCCCTGTGATATAGAAAGTTGCTCCGTTTGTAGCAATAATAGATTGTGAACTTGTTGCCCCATAATAAAATGTTGAACCCCAAGCACCCGCTGTGCCTAATTGAGTAGAGCCTGAACCTAAATTAAACCAAATTTGTATTCCAATTGCGTTTGTTGTAAGCCAAGTTCCTGTTGTATCTCCAGCAATAGTTAAACTAATTTGTGTCCAAGTATTTGCTGAAGAAATGGTATAAGAAAATGGATAGCATCTATTTGCAGCATTGTTTCCTAATGCACCACTAAAAGTGCCTGTAAGACTTGAATATACCCAAAATGACAAAGTAACAGTTTTAGCATTTGCAGTTCCCCAAGCTAAATCAGTAATATTTAACCCTTCAATCGGTTGCCCAAAAACGTAGATATCAGATGTTCCGACTACTGTAGCCGCACTAGAAGTAAAGCCTAAATAATTTATATAACCTACTGGTGGAGTTATTGAGCCAGCGTTTTGTTGAATAGTAAATTTAGATGCAGAAGTGCCGTAATATTTCCATCTGTCCACAGCGTATGTTGCAGTTGCAGCCACATTACTAACACTAGCACCAGCATTTCTTTGGTCAATAACGCACGCCCCGTTAATTATTTTATTTTTCATCAGGGTTGCATTTCCTGCCCCTAGATTGCTTCCTGCTACGCTTGTGCCGATTACATCGGCATTGACTGTTCCGTATGCCATTATTTAACTCCCTTAAGTGCTGCAATTTCTGCGGCTTGTGCATCTACTTTAGCGTTTAGTTCCTGAATAGCGGCTGTTAAAGTAGCTACTAGGAATGAAGTGTCAATACCTTGGTAAATTGGTTTGCCTTCTGCATCAACGGCATCTTTTTCGCCAGTTACGCATTGAGGGCAAACTTCAGCTAATTCATGTGCAATAAAACCTTCACCATCAGAACTATCAGATTTCCAAGAATAAGTTACAGGTTTTAATTTTGCTACTTTATCTAAAGCACCTAGCATTGGTGCGATGTTTTCTTTTAGGCGGTAATCTGAAGAAGTGTTGTAGGCTACTGAAGAAGTTGTAGCTTGTGAAATAGTACCAGTAACTGCGCCCCCATACCCAAACTGCATAAAATAAGAACCATTGCTAGAGCCACCACTACTATGGTTAACAGTGATTCTAGAATTATCATATCCAGATTTTTCTATTGTTGTAGAAAGTGAATTAGAAATACCAGCAGTTGTAGTGCCAACCAACAAATTACCACTAGAGTCAATACGCATTGCTTCTGTTGGAGTTACTGCTGTTCCACGAGCTACTGTAGATGAGGAATTTGTAAAAAATTGGATTCCAGTTCCACTAAATGCGTCTAAACGAATAGCGTTGCGGTACATTGCGGCGCCACCATAACTGGATGTATAAGCATCCGAACTTCTGCTGCCTTGCATGCCTGTAGCTAAAACAAGAGCGCCGCCAGAATAACTAGCAAATATGTTTGAATAGTTATTTGAGACTTCGCCAAAACCAATGCCTATACCCGATGTAGCATTAAAAATAGTTAAAATTTGTGATGGTGCTGTGCCGCCAATACTTATATTTTGTGACCCGTCAACAGTTAGCGCTAGTGTGCCAGCGGTTTGGATATTTAAAATGCCGCTATTGTCCGCTGTGGTAATGACTCCACCAGCGCCAGAAGTTGAAGCATTAATTGAAGATGCCATGAATTTTCCTTAAAGAATTACCCAGCGTTGACCGCTAGAAACTGTTACTGTTGTGCCGGATGTTACACTAACTGGACCTACTGACATAGCGTTAAAACCGGTACCAATAGTATAATTGCTTGTTACCGAGTCACTGTTAACCACCAAGCCGTTGGTAGAAACCATCTCTTGGGATTGTAACTCACCAGTAGATGGCTTGTAAAGGTATTTAGCGTTGCTGGTGTAAATTGTAGTTGGAGCGCCTGTTGTCGTGTTAGAAAACAGCGGGTACAGGTTGCTTGCTGTACTGGTGTCGTTAACAATACTGGCTGAACTGCCATTAGTACCGCTATAACCACTGATGCCTGAGAAACCACTGTAACCACTAATACCTGAGAAACCGCTATAACCACTGAAACCTGAGAAACCACTAAAACCAGAAAAGCCACTAAAACCTGAGAAACCACTGAAACCTGAGAAGCCACTGAAACCTGAGAAGCCAGAAAAACCGCTATATCCACTCACACCACCAGTACCGTTAGCGCCGCTATATCCACTATACCCGCTGACACCATCGGAGCCACTATGGCCACTGTAACCGCTATAACCGCTAATGCCGCTGTAACCACTAAGCCCAGCTAAGTTTTTTACTACGCCAGAGGTATTTTTATAATACAAATACCCATCGGCAATGTTTATTGCCAGTTCACCGGTAGTTAAATTGGCGGCCGAAGGCTGAGCACCCGGTGTGGTGCTGTAATATAGCGATATAGGGGTAAAACCGGTTTGGGCCATATTTTATACCTTGTTTAAATGCTCTAATACTTCTTTTGGTTTTACAAACCGGTCATTTTGGTGCTCTACATATTCCCACCAGAGGAATTGATTTTTTGCTAAATATGACCGGTCTTTTAATAAATTAATATTTTGCGGATGTCCAAAAATCAACGGATCCGAAACACTCCATAGCACAATGCCCGGTTTGCCTTCATCCCAAGCTAAATGCTGAAAAAAACTATCGCAAGATATCCAAGTCCTGCATTCTGCCAACAACTTACGTAACTCACTAATTGGCAGGTTTACTCTAAAATCTGGAACTAACTGCTTTTCTCCACTAATCCCTATTTGTACTATGGGCTCGTTAATGCTAGCAATCAACTCTTCCCAATATGGATAATTTTTTGGGTTTTGTTTACCACTCATTAATGCTTTAGCATATGGTGAAATAATGATCATAGATATAACTTTCTATAAGCATTTTCCAAACTGTCAGTCCACTTCCACTGATCCATTTTGCTGTAAATACTAAACGGCTCTAAATCACCAAATAGCTGGTGTGCTTCGTTTATCGATCTACCGGGAACCACTTCAGGGTAACAACTAAAAACTTCAGCGTTACGGATTGCAGGCAATACATGACTAAATACAATGTGGTCGCCGAGCCCGCAATTAAGAACCACAATGGTTTTGTCACGGTACGCAAGCACATTTCTAAAAATTTGCTCGTCATGATCATACATCTCTTTCTTTGTTTCGCTACGAATCCCACCTTGCGGATTCTTCATATGCCAGGTTACTGCATTTGGCACTGCTAAAATCTGATAACCTTTACGGTGCAAACCGTATGTGAACAAGGTCTCTTCTCTGTGGGCAACACGCGATAACCCAAGATTATAATCACAGATACCAGCGCGATACAAAAAACTGCAGTGTAAATGTTCAACTTCTTTTACTCTTTCAATAACACCCCATTGGATGTTTGGTTCTGAGTCAATGTGGTCAATCAAACCAGTTACCGTACTGGTATTTGGCATATACGGCGGGGTTAATACTGAACCACCAACTGCGCCTATGTTATTACCAATATGCTTTAATAAATTCTCGAGCACATTTGGTTCTGGAACTGCATCATCGTCACAGCGCCAAACCCAATCATAACCAGACCTATTGGCTCGTTGGTGAATGTGGTGCTGACCTTTTTTCTCAGCGAACAGCCATTCCCACTCAATCCCTTTTGCGTCTAACATCTGAAAAAAGTAGCTATAAATCAACTCTTTTCGCATGTCTTGCGGCTCATCGTTATCATCAAAAATGACCAGCTTATCGACTGGGCGCGTTTGATTAATAATTGCGTTTAATACTAATGGCAAGGTGGTAAAGTAACGACCCCTGGTTGCTACAGAACAAAGTATTTTACTCATTGTCCCACCTGCAAATCATCAAGTTACTGGGATTGCTGCCCGACACCGGAACCAAGGTGTCTGATATATCACCATTGTGGCTAATATAATTAAACTTAAATCCCGGAAAGTCCTTTTCAGTCAATCCGTGCAACTTGTGGTGTTCGCCCCAAAAGCCTTTAGGCTCATTGTGCGGCACCGTAATCAATAGGCGCTTACAGTGCTGCTTGAGCTTTTCAACAATCTCTAGACCGTTATCAAGGTGCTCAATGACTTCAAACGCAATAATTGTACTGTAGCGTCCTAATTCAAACGTATTAATGTCCGCATAGTAAAACGTTGCATTATCAGACCACTGCTGCTCTTTTGCTACGTCCACAATAATCGGGTCATAATCGAGTCCCATATAGGCTTCGGTATTTAAAAACTGATAGCCATATCCTGTAGAGCAACCAATTTCTAAAACTGAACCTGGCAATATGTTTTTCCCAGCCCATTCGTATCTTTGGGTTTCGCGTGGAAAAACCGGATCACCTTTGAGGAACACTGCGCGCTCGTAGTTGTTTGACAAGCGCCAGTAATACCACTCTTTATTATACTTCTTAGCCAAACGAAGCTCGTTTAGCAAAAACTGGTTGTCCCAATCTTGTACCAAGGTTGTGTCATGCACTGTGCCTTCGGCTTTGTGGTAGATTGGGAACGATCCGTCATCAAATCTAGCATCAATCTTAAAGCCAGCCTCTTCGGCTTTATAGCAAAACTCAATGTCTTCGCAACCGCCTGTGCCATACTCTTCGTTTAAAAGGCCAATCGTATCAAACACTTTGCGGTCTATCATCACACAAAAGAACACTGCAAAACGGCGCTGTGTAATGTGTGAATACTGCGTCCAAACTGCACTAATATCGCCTGTGTCGAGCTTTTCTAACCAGTTAGGAGCCAGTATGATTGTGTCGTTATTCAGTAACACAATCCTATCGCAAGTTGCCATTTCAATGCCGCGGTTGATGGCTTTGGCAAACCCCAACGGTTGGTCAGATTTGAAATACTTAATTTGGTGCCCTAATTTGTGGTGCTCAAAGCAGCTAATTAAATAGTCTAGGTAACGCTTGGTATTATCCGTACAACCGTTGTACGAAATAATGAGTTCAATATCTTCAATATTGGAGTACTTTAAAATCGAGTCTATACACGGCTTTAAATACTTTTCACAATGGTTATACGTTGGTATAACAATGCTGTATTTCATAACACTCCCAAGGGTTTTTACAAACCTATATTATAGCACTACCCAGCGACTTCCACTT